TTCATGATGGCTTCGCAAAGTGCCACGTCATCGAATCCTGTCGCGGCCACGGTGCGCTTAACCACCAACGTGCCCTGCAATGCGGCGACGTTCATCACAGCGGTGTTGATGTCGCTTGAAAGTTTTTGCTTTGCGGCATTGCCCAAGCGACCCTCTTGCATGATGTCGCGCAGCTCAGTTGCCGAAAGGATGGCGGTCGAGTGCTTTTGATAGCCGATAGTCGCAGGAACTGCAAGCTGTGTCGAGTCGTCAAAATTAGCCGTCGCATCGGTGCCGTCATGAGACTGGGCAATGTACGGCTGGGGACGCCAAATAACGTCGTTTGTGCGCTCCATCATCACCTGATCGGTGTTGTAAATGGACACGTTTTTGGAGAGGACTTGAGAGTCGTTAAAACCCTCAAGAATGGTTTCGAACGCTACGCGCTCTTCTTTGTTGAATGCATTGGCCATGATCGGCTCCTGTGGGTAAGTTGAGAAAAGAGAATCACACTTCTAAACTCATCCCATGGGCCGGATGGATGCCGAATTTTCAATCTATCGGTTAGGCCGATGACGCCGTTATGCAACTTTAGCATAACATTGCAAAATTGCTAGCCTCTTTTTTGCCGCTTGTACGCCGCCACCTTGGTGTAATCGCCTGTTTTTTCAGCGGCTGCGCGCAGGCGCTCTAGTGTGGAATCAACCGCGCCTGATGCGCGCCCGGTTCCTGTTGGCACTTTTTCGGGTGGTGGTGCGGATTTTTTGGGGTTCACTTTCATCTCCTTCTCGATTTTTGCTACGGCAAAGGCAAACTTCACGGGGTCAGTGATGGCTGCAAGTTCGCGGCCTTTCTTGGGGTTTTTGCCGAGCGCATAGACCACCAGCGCCGGGTTATCCGCGCCTTGCAGCATGATGCCCTGCTGCGTGACGCTGAACAATTCTTGTACCACGTCCTCAGCGTCTGCAAAGTCTTGCACTTTGAGCGCGGCGCGTGCGGTGTTGTATTCGTCCAGCTTGGAGTTCCATGCTTGTTGCTGGTGTTGTGCTTGCGCCTGCTGGCGTGCCTGCGCTTCGTCGATTGCGCGCTTACGGTCAAACCATTCGGCCAGCGATTGCTCGAACTTGTCCACGTCGTAATCGTGCGCCTCAAGCGTGGGTTTCGCACCGAGTTCCAGCGGTTTATTCGCTGGGGCTGTTGACTGCAATTGCGCCTCAAGCTCGCGGATTCGTTGCTTGTTTTCGCGGTTTGTCTTGCGCAGCTCGCGTACCCATGGCCGCGCCGTCCGGTCGTCTTCTTCATCTTCAGCCGGGTCACTTCCGATGGTGACGGTCACCTCTTCGGGTTCTGGTGTTGCCTCTGGTTCTGGTTCCTGCTCGCTGGCGTCGTCAACCGCTTCGGGTTCTGGTTCGTCATCAGGTTGTTCGACTTCCAGCGTCTCGGTCCCGCCTTCGTCGCTGCCGTGCTCCCCGGATTGGTTCATCAGTCGTTTGAAAAGTGCTTGTTTTCGCAGTGTCATGGTTGCCCTTTTTGCTCACTCAAATTCGGCTGAGTGGGTGCCGTTTATCTGCCCAAAATCTCGCGCTCGTTCTCCAAATCAATTTCAGACATCGTTTTTGCTGTCTGGGCGCGCTTGAGTTCTGCGCTTGCGATTGTCTCCACGGTATCAGCCCGAGCCTTTGCCGCCTTCGCTGTGGCCTCTTCAGCCGCCGCTTGCAGGTATGTCGCGTTGGGGTCTTGCGTTTTGCCCTGCGCTTCAGCCGCCAATTCTGCCGCCTCGGTTTCATTTGGCTTTGCGACTCCCATGCGTAACAGCTTCTTGCGAAAGTGGGCGTTTGCGTCACGCATTCCCTCACCCTCGAGATTTGCCATTGCCATGGCTGTGAGCACTTGCACGGTTTCAGGGTCTTGCGTCATTTGCAGGATGCCCGTGATGGCCCTAACGGTCGCTTGCTTTTTGCTTGATGACGATGGCCCAACTTCGGACACAACGTCAAATGCCTGCGAACTTAGATCATTGTCATAGATCAACTCGCCTGTTTCACTGTCGATATTCGGGCGCATGAGTTCCGCCATTCCGGCTTCACCCGTGGGGCTTACCGTCTTCATTTTGCGCTTCGCCTCGATGTAAACGTCACGGGCCATTGAAAGCCAAATTTCACCGCAGCGCTTCATTCCTTTTGCAAAGTTGCTCATGTAAATAAACGACTGCATGTCAACACGCTGCTGGATCATCTCAACGGCCTTGCCGCTGATGTTGCTGACCATCTTGTCAGCACCCTGCTGATTGCCAAGTATGTCCTGCATGTCAGTTTCTGTGATTTGCAACAGCGCGGCCATGGCTGGGGGGATTTGTGGGCTACGGGTGTAGGCAACCGGGCCGCTTACGGCTTGCTGACCGTTGGCATCCGTGATTGGGTTAATCAGCAGGTAAGGGTAATCCTTGATGTTGTCCTCTGACCACATGACTTGATGCCCGGCGATTTGCTCAGGCGTCAGGATTGGTTTCTCAACGCTTGAGAGCGCGCTGATTTCTCCCAACTTTGAAAGCTGCATGTTTTTGAGCCGCTGCGCATCTTTGGCCAGCCTGACGTGACCCATGCAGCGCTCGATGTTGTCCACATACCAGCGCTTGCCAAAAACCATAACGATGGGGATGCACTTGCCTGCAATATGGCCGCAGTCTTCCAAAATCTTTGACCCCGACAAGATGTATTTGCGCACCCGGCACACCTTGATTTTTTTCTCGCGGGTCACTTTGAAGCCCGTTGCAACCAGGCGCGCGGCCAAGTCCTCATCCTCTTCCAAGTCTGTGGCGTTGTGCTTTACCTCGGTGCCGTCCAAGCCTGTCCAAGTCTGGACGGTTTCCTTTACCTCTTCCACCTTGTAATATTCTGCGACGTAAACCACATCAGGCGAAGCCCAGTCAAAGCCAGTCTGGTGCACTTCTTTCGGCCACGATGCCGGGTCGTCGTTGTACTCCTCTTTGTAGGCTTCGGGCGTCATTGACGTGATGACAAAGCAGTGCTTGGCATCGGCCTTGTCTTGCCGCTTTGACCCAAGGTCGAAAAATACCGAGCTATCAGCATCGTAAATCGGTTCAATCCTGATGCGTTGGCGGTCATCTTCAGGGTCTTCGTCATTCTCGTAACACGTGCGCAGCCGCCATGCCCCGATTCCGCCGCCAACAGCCTCTTCGAAGGCGTTGTCATAGGCTTCGTCGGCTACGCTGGCTTGCTCGTCTGCCCGGTAAAGACCGTCACAAACATCTGCCAGCTTGTCGTTCTCTTCGCCGTCTTTGCTCACAAAATCAACCGTGATGCGGTTGTTTCTGTATTCGTTGATTACCCGCATCACGGCGAGCATGACCTTGTTGACTTCGAAGCGTGGTTTGTTCTCGTACTGGTCGGATAGTGGCCCCTCCCACTGCGCCCCGGCGATTGAGTAAAAGCGGCGATCTTGCAGGCATTGGATGCGCTCATCTCTCACTGCGTCTTGGATGCTGTCAAACTCGCGCAGCGCTTGCGCGTGGGTGTCTGCAAGTCGCTGATCTGTGGAGGGTCTGGCCATGTTGGTTCCTTCGGTTGGCCGGATTTTATGCCACCGACAACAAAATCACCACAGTCATTTAAAACCTTAACCCTGTTGTGAAACCCAAACGGTTCAGGCGCACCCAGACCTTCCTGATGCGCCTTCAGTAAACACCCAGTACGGACGATTACACCCGCCAGCCTTTCGAGTCACAGGCGCTAGCTTCGACACCTGTTTGTGTGCTTTTGCAGACTCTATCCCACCAGTAGCACTTCTCGATTGATCCGCTGACGACGACCAGTGGCCCTGTCCAGATCCAATCCAGTCAATTGTTTGGGTAGGGTTCTGAGTCCCTTGTTCAGCCGGACTAACTTCGGTTCCGGCCCCAGAATGCAAAAAACCTCTAGTTCCTGCTCTCATATGCTGGCACATATTTGCCATTTAAGGCTTGAAAGCAGAGGCTAGAGGCTTCTGGGTTGTCATTGTGTGCCAGCACTTGACGGTTTGAATTATGACATATCTGGTGGTGCCTTGTCTAGGACTCGAACCTAGAGAATTCAGTTTCTAAGACTGACATGTTTACCAATTTCATCAACAAGGCTGGTCTGTGCGGCAGGATTCGAACTTGCGACCCCTCACTTCCAAGGCGAGAACTCTGACCAGACTGAGCTACACACAGGCGCTCGAATGATACCAATTTCCATGCAACCTGAAAATAAATTTGAAAAGTATTTACCACCTCTTCACCGTTGCAATCGGAACGACGGTCTTGACCCCTGATGCAGGTATGCGCTGAACGAGGTTGATTGCATCAAGCATCGGGTCAAGTTGGTCATCGTGCGCGCCGGACGGGAATGATTCCACTTCTGCAAGGAAGTCGGAAAGCCACGGCGCATCCTCTGGCAGCAGGCAATTGCCGGACTCGATGAATGGCGCTGCATCGTGCCCCCGGCTGATTTTGTCTTTGTTGCGCTGCACTGGTCCCACGGCCACGCCCTCCCGCCGCAGGGTTTGAATCAGGCCGGTACCAGACACCTTGTCCTCGACGTACAAGCCCCGGAGCGTTGCCTTTTGGTAGACCGGCAAGGCATCGTTGAGGTGCTTGAGCCAAAATGCGCGCGTCTTGATGATCAGCTCTGGCGATTCCCACTTACCCCGGATCTGGTCGAGCATGACGGCTTGGCCAACGGTTGAGCGCCCCCAGCACTGAAGCACACTGTAGTCGTTGGCTTCGCCGGTCTTTTGCGCCGTGTCAGCCGTAATCACCCGGAATTCAAGCTGCGGTGGCAGGTTGCGCCAGTACCGGAACCATTCGAGCCTGAGAATGCCGCCGCCGCGTGGGGCTGGTCGCTGTTGAAGCTGGCCAGCGCTGCCATAGCTTCCGAGCGTACGTTCCAGCTCCTTCACCTGCGCCTCCCCGAAGCGCTCAGGGAACATCAATTCTCCCGCCTCGGTGCGCGGGTCTGTCCAGCCGATGCTGGTCGTGCACCGGTGCGCCGGGTCAAAGCGCATTGGGATGCACAGATGCGTGTAGGGCAGCCCCATCTCCAAGATCACGCCGGATACGTCCTTTTCGTGCAGGCGCTGCATGATGACGACTATGGCGCTTTTCTCGCTGTTTACACGGGTTGGCAGTGTCTCGGTGAAGGCAATGCGCGCCGCCTCGATCTTCGCCGCGCTGTTGGCGCTGTCTGCGCTTATTGGGTCGTCCAGAATTATGCAGTTGTGGACAAGGATTCCGTCCGCAAAAAAGCAGTGAGTTCCGGCGACTTGGATGTCGTAAACGTCCGCCTCTTTGCATACTCGTTCAACCAAGGAAACGGCAATACTTTGTGTGATGAACGATCTATCGCATGATGCCGAAGGTGGCATTGCTTGCACATCATCACAAGGTTCTGGTGCGCATTGTTGGTTGAGTCGTGGTCGATGTGATGGCAGTGCAGGCTCTTGGTTGAGCTGCACACTACACACTTGCCGCCATCCATTGCCATCACTTGCACCCGAGCAATCCGGTATGCGCTCTGGACATCCTTGTCGTATCGACGAGCATCTATCCCACCTCTCCATTGTGGATTCGCTTGCCCGGTCATTGATAGCGAGTGGTGCTTGTCCTTGCACGTCATTGAGCAAAACTTGTGCACTCTGGATAGGCTGGTGATCGGGTTTTCCGCATTGCACACAAGGCAAGTGAACATCCCCATTTGCTTGCGTCTTTTGAGTCCGCTGGCTTTTCGCGCTACCAGCTTGCAAGCCTCCGAGCACTGGCGTTTGTTTTTGTGAATCTTGACCCCGCACACAGTGCAGAACTGCCCCATTTTCCCAGCATCGATATTCGTCATCGTCTGGGTGCATCGGTTGGAGCAGGTTACATACTTCCACCCGTGTTTGGCGTGCTTCCTCATATCCGCCACTGCCCGAATGACAATCTCCCCGCAACAGTCGCAAGCAAGAGTCACCTTCGGAAAGAAGGCGCGCCGCGACATATCCTCTGGCGGTGTGGATTTGATGATCGCCAGTACATTCGACCATTCCCCCATCGGCAAAGTGCACTCGATAGAAATCCTTCGATGAACGCCGCGCCACGGCTTGCACGGGTCGATAAACCAATTGTTTTGAATCATGGTCATAGGATAGCACATTACCGGAATACGCGCATATGACTAAGTTTTCTATGGTTTGTATGCCATGCTCTGTCATTACCTTTGAGTGGCCAAGCAAGCAATCACCGCGAACCCCGGTCATGCTCGTGAAGCTGCGCGCCTGTCGAATGCCCTTCTTGGTGTTGCCAAATTCGCGCTTACCGTCCAGATCCGCAAGCAGGTCAATCGGCCACAGCTCCTGATACCACTCCGACTTGATCAAATCCCGGCAACGCCTGCTGTCCCGGATGGCAAGCTGCTCTTCATGGGCGGTGCCAACGTACCTTTTCCAAGGCATCCCGCGCGGTCCCCACTCCCAAGCTGGCCAGATAACTCCGGTCAAAAGAGACTTCATGCTGCCAGGTGGAACGTTCATCAGCAGCCGATTGATTCGCCCGTCCGTGACGGCCTCAAGGTGCTGGCAGATAGCATCAAGCGCCCATCCCCATTTGAGTTCAGCCGCAGGTTCCAGCACCCGCCACGCGCGCTGCGAAAACTTTGCAAGACTGCGCTTGCACAACTCACGCTCAAAATTCAGAAAATCAACGGGTGTCGGCGCTGGCATCTTTGGCGGCCATGAGTTGTTCCAGCAACTCAGTACTCAATTTGGTTACGTCTATCGTAGTTTTTATCGCTGGCAAATCGTCAGCTCCACCTAAAGCGAGTTTCTCCCCGTATTTCTTTGGTGCCATCTTGCCAGCCAGCCATTTGCGCGCGTCAATCTGCAATCTCGCACGCTCCACCATGTCCGCCGTCACCATCTCGATTGAGCCGTCAGCCTTTGTTGTTGTCTTTACCCCGGTTCTGCACTTGTCCGCAAGCGCAAGGATGTCTTCTGCCATCTTGTCGGCCTGTGATTCTCGCGCGCGCGCATACTGGTTTGCATGCTTTCAAAGCCACTCAAGAAGCATGTATTTCGACACCCCAGCATCATCAGCAATCACTTGTAACGTCACGCAGTCAGCTATGCGTTCGCATATCGCATCTATTCCGATGGCGTCTAGTTTTTGCGCTGTTGTTAGAGTTTTAACGGCTGGCTTCTTTGCTTTCGCCACTACTGTTTTTTTTGCCGTAGCTTTCTTGGCTGGTGCCTTCTTTTGGTTTTTCATTTCATAAGCCCCAGATATGGATTCGAATAATCTCGCCAGCGAGTGCCAGCCTTGATGCCATTGATCACGCTTGGATTTACACCGAGTCGCTGCGCAATCGTCTTTGTTGGCTCTGTGCTTTGCCGGATTTCACGCGCTTGGTCTATTGTCAATTTTGCATTCTTTGCGCGTTTTGCGCTAGCGATTTTTGACGACCGCGCCAAGCCTTTCCAAGCCCCATTCTTTGCCGCTTTTTGCCCGACTTTGGATGGTGTGGATTCCGCCAAATGCTTTGGGTTTATGCACAGCTTTTCTCCGCAGGTTGTCACAATTGGCATTCTGTCTTTCAGCGTACCGCCGTTAAGTTCAAAAGCCGCTCGCCTGACCAATGCGCAGCATTTACCGAATGGCTTGTATTGAGGATAGCCCTGCCCGGTTGTTGCACCAGTCCATAAATGGCAATCTGCAACCTCTTCAGTGCTGTCAAGGATTCGCATCCAATGCAGCAAAGTCGTTTCAAATTCGCTTGTTTTCATGATGGGATCTCCGTAATCCTGACCCTGACGAAGCCTCCGATGCTGTCATCACGAACGTATGGATGACACACAAAGCGTTTGTCATCCACGCCAATGGCCAGCGCCAGCCCATCCCGGCCAGCCTTGAATGCTGCAAT